TTTATAAAGTACGGTGCTAATTACATTTGGGGTGACAGTTATGATGAAGTGTATGATAAGGCCGAACATATCATCAAGCCAATGATGGACTCATCAGGATTGTCAGCACAAGACTTTATCAAGTCCATTACATTTGTATCCGGTTCCATCTATGACAATAAGAAAGGGTTGCAGTATGATCCATCTTATCCAGGTAATCTGCTATCCCAAGATGAAGATACCAGGCGGCAGTTGTTGGAGGGCAGATGGAAGATAAGCAATAGTCCAATGGATGTGTATGAGCATGATGTGTTCATGGGATTGTTTGAGAATCTAAAAGGAGTAGTTAATACCGGTAAGTACATAACAGCTGACATTGCAATGAAGGGAAGCAATAAGCTTGTAGTAGGTTATTGGGAAGGTATGGAGCTATGTGATATAGAAATAATGGATAAGAGTGATGGCAAGCAAGTGATAGAATTAATATCTAGTATGGCTAGAAAGTATTCTGTAGAAAATCGTTATATTTGTTATGATGCTGATGGTGTGGGTAGTTATGTGGATGGGTTTATTCGTGGTGCTGTTCCATTTAATGGAGGTGCTGCGGCTTTGGCAGTTAAGGATGAGGCTTCAGGTAGGCTGATAAAGGAGAACTACTTTAATCTTAAGACACAGTGTTACTATCGTTCAGGCGGTAGGGTTAGTGATGGGCAGATGAAGATTAATAAGAGGGTGTCAGATAAGATGTATGATAATCAGATGACCATACGTCAGCGGTTCATGTATGAAAGGAAAGCTATCAGAAGAGACAAAACTGATAATGATGGCAAGCTAAGGATTATCGGAAAGGATGAGATGAAGGTGAAGCTTAACGGTGATTCACCTGATTTACTAGATATGTTTATGATGAGAGAGATATTCGAATTAAAACCTAAAATGGTGTTTGCATATGGGAATGATTGATAGACTCTTCGGACAGACGAAGGTAGTTAAGAATCTACAACAACAAGTCAAAGCACTTCAGCGTACAAACCTATCCAATGTAATAAGCGTATCAACAAGCATCTACCCAAGTTGGCAGACGGTTGAGAATATTGAGACATACATTACAGTTGATGATGTGTATTCAATCATATCTTATTTAGCGCAGACTGCTGCAAGGATACCAATGTATGGCTATGAGATAGTGGATGACATAGCTTTAAAGTCAATGAAGAAGTATTCAAAGACATCATTACTAGGTAAGCATTATCAGACTAAGGCAATGCAGGATCTACCGGAGCAAGACAAGTTTACTGAGTTTATTAGAAGTCTGAATTATGAGCAGTTGGTTAAGTACTACACTATACTTTACATTAGCGGTGAGTTGTTCCTGTATAAGGAAGTGATTGAGTTAGGGCCTAATGCTGGAAAGGTTATCCTACATCCAATGAATGGGCAGAATGTTATTGTAATGATTAGTGATAGCTTCCCACAAAGAGTAATTGGCTATGAATATTTTGACGCTGGGTTCAGTGGTACGTTAGGAGTTGAAGATGTCATCCATATTAAGTATTACAATCCTACCATCATGAATGGTCAGCAGTGGAGGGGATTGAGTCCATTGCAGGTGTTGACTAAAAGATTAACTAGATGGAATGCTTCGTTAGATGCTTCTGTAGCACAGATGCAGAATGGAGGTGTACCAGGTATAGTGTATGAGAAAAGCGATTTTGCAGTAGAAACATTAGGACAAAGAAAAAATGATTTTGCTAATTATCTTCGTAATAGTTCAAATAAGGGCGCGCCATATTTCGCAGCAGGTGAAATGGGTTACTTACCATTGGGGTTATCGTTGGCTGATATGGATGTCAGTACTCTTGCTGGGATTGATTTTACTAAGTTGTGTAATGCTTACAAGTTCCCTGAGATACTATTAAACAATCAAGACAGCTCAACGTTTAATAATGTTGCTACAGCTGAGAAGATGCTATATACTAATTCTATCCTTCCAAATATTTATCTGTTTAGAGATGCCATCATCAATGGAGTAATTCCTAACTATGCATTAGATGGAGTAAGAAGAACTATTGAGATAGACTTGTCTGAGATATCAGCATTACAGGAAGATATGAAGATGCAAGCTGAAGCTCTTAATTCTATGTGGTGGACTACTCCAAATGAGAAGAGAGACATGATGGGCTTTGAGGAGTTAATGGAGCCATTAATGGACCAAATAATAATTGATGCAGGTAAGCAATTGATAACAGACTTGGGCGCAGTTCCTGACGTCACAATGCCTGGTGAGTAATGGAAAGCAAATCTATTGAGGAGATAGTTAGGATTATTGAGAGCAAGATAACCATGATTCTTATTGAGCAGCTACCGAATCCATCATGTCCAAGAAAGAGAGACCATAACAACTGGAAAATAGAGCAAGTTAAAAAGACATTAGCCGAAAGATTAAATGACACCAGCAGAACAAAATAAATATTTTTATGAGTGGCACAAGTTCCAGCAGCGGTATGAGAAGTACTATGAGAAGAAGTTTGCTGCTGCGTTAAAGGTGCAAGTGGCTGCATTTATGAAGACTCAAGACTTAATGGCCATTCCATCATTTCCCATCTATACGGTGCTAGTTGATTTGTATAAGACAGTAGGTGCTAGATGGGCAAGAGTAGCAAAGGTATCAATGACAAAGGCCACAGGTCAGATGGGATTCAATGAGCAGATAGTGGAGCTAATGCGTCAGTATTATGGCATTGATTTGCTTAATGATGCTGAAGCTATTAACGACACGACAAGAGCAGTGATACAAAAAGTACTTGATGATGCAGCCATAACCGGTGCATCATTTGATGATATAGTTAGACAACTAACAAGCAATACAGAACTAGGAGCAATGAGAGCAAGACGAATAGCTAGAACAGAGACGGTAACTGCTGCCAATGGTGCGGCCATGATATACGCTCAGACATCAGGAAATGTGATGGAGAAGATATGGATCAGTGTGAAGGATAAAAGGACAAGGCATAACGCATGGGCAAACCATGTGACCATTGATGGAACAGTTATTAATATAAATGAGCCATTCTTATTGAAGTCGCAGAAACTTGGAGATATATTGATGATGCAACCTGGAGTGAGAAAGCAACCTAATGGATTAGCGGTTCCAGCATCAGAGGTGGTTAACTGCCGATGTGTAGTTGCATTCCAAGCTAAACGAGATAGACAAGGAAGGATTATAAGAAGATAAATTTTTGTAATTAAATCTAAATTAATTAACTTTATAACGTGACCAATATCTTTAACATTAAAACCGAAGTACTCTCAGCTGAGATTATGGATATGAATCCTAAGCAAGGGATTGTAACCGGTTATTTCTCTAAGTTCAATAATGTGGATGCTGATGGTGATATTATAAGACCAGGTGCATTTACTAAGACAATTAGAGAGAATGGTCCAGAGTCGGCATTACCAAGAATTAAACATCTTCTTAATCATGATCCATCACTACCGTTAGGCGTTATTAAGACGCTTACTGAAGATGGTTATGGATTAGCATATGAGTCGCAGATAGGAAGTCATGAAGGCGGTGAGGATTTTATTAAGATGGTTGAGAGTGGACTTATTACAGAGCATTCTATTGGTTTTAAGATAATAAAGAGAAACCAAATCCAATCCTATGAAAACTATCTTAAGAATCCTCAGCTAGGACAGTTTGAGATTACTGAGATAAAGTTGTATGAGGGAAGTTCACTTACGGCATGGGGAGCAAACCCATTGACTCCAATTACATCATTAAAGTCTATGAATGATGTAGATTTATTAGTGGCCAAGCATGAGGCAATAGATAAGTTCTGCAGGAACACAACAGCGACAGATGATACTATTCAGATGTTGTTACTACATTCAAAACAATTAGCACAATTAATCCTAGATATGAAGAGTACTACTGATCCGGTGAAAGCCAATCAGCCAGAAGAAAGTGTTGCGGATATAATTAGGCAGTTTAACAATAATCTTAAAAAATAAAATCTATCCAATATGGAAAAGAAAGAATTAATGGCTGAGTTAGAAGGCCTCAAGTCTACACTTGAAACATCTATCCAAGAGAAAGCTAGCAATGAAATTGCTGAGCAATTAAAATCATTCCAAGCTGATGTTAACGCTAAGCTTGCTGAAGTTGGAACTAATGATGGTGCTGATGCTGTAAAAGCTATGAGTACTGAAGTTGCTAAATTAAAAGCTGATTTAGCTGCAACTGTTAGTGGTTTGCAAATCTTAGAAAGTCGCACAAAGTCTGCTCCTAAGTCTAAAGCAGCTAAAGTATCATTTGAAGAAGCTTTCAGCGAAGCATTGGAGAAGAACTTTGATGCTATCCAAAACGTAAAGGCTGGACAACCATTTAAAATGGAATTAAAGGTTGCAGGTAATATGACTTTGGCTGGTTCATTAGATCCTAATGGTAACTTAAGTGGTGTTGCTTCTTACAGTGCACGTCAAGCATTATTGCCATCTCAGAGAGTAAACATGAGAGATATCATCTCTACTGCTATTTCTCCAACTGGACTTTATGTACAATATCGTGAGACATCTGCTGTTCAAGCTATGGGTGTTCAGACTGAAGGTGCATCTAAGACTCAGGTTCAATATGACTTTACTGAAGTTAGACTTGTTCAGGATTATATCGCAGGTTTTGCTCGTTTCTCAAAGCAAATGGCTAAGCAATTGCCATATATGCAGACAACTTTACCAAGATTGTTAACAAGAGATTTTTACAAGACTGAAAATGCTACATTCTATACAGCTACAACTGCACAAGCTGCTGGTGATAATACTACAACAGGAACTAATCCAGTTGAGATTATCATGGACTTGATTGCTAACCAACAGTCTGCTAATTTTAATGCTTCTTATGTAATCGTAAGTCCTGCAACATTGGCTTTGATTAACAGAACATTGTTGACTAACGGTTACTATCCTGGTGCTGCTGGTATCAGTTCTGTAGCAAGTGGTGCGGTAGTTATCTCTGGTACTCCAGTAGTTTCTGCTTCATGGGCTACCAATAGTTCTTACTT